TTATGTCGAAATAGTCAAGGAGTCCTGCGGGAAGAAACAAGGACAATACGGACTTGTAATCTATGGGCTGTGTTCTATTCATGACGCAAAGATAAACAATAATATTGGATTGTTAAAAACACAACAATATTATTTGATCCTTTAATAGCATTGGTTGCCATCTGGCGAACAATGTAAAAAAATGTACACTTCTGCGAAAAAACTTTTATCTGTAAGAGATATAGTAGGATATACTCTTCCGCGGTTACATACTGGCAAACACTGGTATGTAGACTTTTATGCTTATGACCCCATTATTGACGGGCTCCGTCGCAAGAAATATATGCTCGATGGCTACAAGCTAAAGGAGCGTAAGCACATCGCCACCGTGCTCATCACCAACCTCACACAGCAGCTCACAGCCGGCTGGAACCCATTTGTCAATAATGATAAGGCACGTAGCTACACAACATGGGAAGCCGTGGTGAAGCGCTACACCGATTATCTGAAGGTGGCTGAGAAGAAGAGTATGATAAAGTCGAAGACGGCTACTGATTATCGCAGCCGTTTGGCGGTATTGCTCTCCTACATCGACGAGGCAAAGACCTGTATAAAGTACGTACACCAGTTTGACCGACTCCTTGTCATTGATTTTCTTGACTACATTGTGTTCGACAAGGAGCGGTCTGCCACGACTCGCAACAACTATCGCACATGGCTGTCAACCTTCGCCACGTGGCTTGTGGATAGGCAGTACATCACTGAGAACTTCGTTGAGAGTATCAAGATGATGAAGGAGAACGAGAAGTTTCGCGACAGCATCAAGCCCGAGGATCTGCGGAGATTGAAGGAGTACACAAAGGAGAAGCGTCCGGCGTTCTACCTCGCCTGCCTGATGGAGTATTACACCTTTATCAGACCAGAAGAGCTGCGTCACATCAAGATAGGCGACATATCAATAAAGAAGCAGTGCATAACGATACCTGCAGAGGTAGCGAAGAACGGTAAGGAGCAGGCGGTAGCACTCAACGACACATTACTGAAGGTGATGATTGAGCAGGGCGTGTTCAGCCACCCATCGCAAGACTATCTCTTTGGCAAGCACATACGTCCGGGCAGTGAGCAGATAGCGGTGAACCGCTTTAGGCAAGAATGGGTACGTGTCCGGAAAGCTCTCTGCTTCCCCGACACGTATCAGTTCTATAGCTTGAAGGACTCCGGAATTCGCGACCTCGCCAACGCCGAAGGCATTGTCGTAGCTCGCGACCAAGCACGACACTCGGACATATCTGTTACCAATAGGTATCTGAAGAGTCCGAAGGTGGCGCACGAGAGTACAAAGCACTTTGTTGGCGACTTATAGTATCTCGTAGAAGTAGCCGGTCTTTATTTGGCTGACGCAACCATCTACGACCTCTGCCTCTATCTTCTGACAGACGAAGCGCCGACTGCGGAAGACATATATTTTCGAAGGATCGGGAATCTCGTCTGTCAGGAACTTGATGCAGCGCAGGTTGTGTGTATCTATATCTGGATGGGTAATATCCTTTCTCAGGTCTTCAGGTGATGAATACTGCAAGCGGTGGAGCTGGTGCAAATCCATCGACATAGCCTCCTTTGCTCCAGTCCAGTCTGGATATGCACGATGATCGACAAATGAAACGGGGAAATGGCAATACAAATTCGTATCGACGGGCATAAGACCACCCGGCACCTTGATGTTCTCGTAATACGAGCCTTTGCCTTCCATCATATAGAATTTCTCCGAACTCGTAAAAAAGACACTCATGGTCTTATCTGACTCTACGCTGTTCTCTTCTTGCGTATCTTCGGTCGCATCGCCTTCAATGGCTTCTTGTACTGAAGAATAAGGCTCTCCACCTTCGTCTTCATACGAGCCAGACGGCCCTGTATAGTCATCGGTTGCCGACGGACATACCACATAATGATTACCATCTACGACATCTGTTTTGTGCGACCGTTTTCTACGGCTAATGCTTGCCGGTGCTATTTTAATCTCAATGGAGTCTGTAGAATCTGCATCGCGTACTATCGGGCTGAAAAAGCCGCATGGTACGAGCGACTCTGTTAGTTTATCAGAATTCCATTTGTTGGGCCATTTTGCATAAATGAAGTAACCATCGGCTTGTGCGGCAAAAATCGTTTGTCGTTGTTCTTTTAATGGCATGAGCTTTAACGCCGCCCCCATTTCGTCACGATTTTTATAATATTTCGTTGCGTATATATGCTGCACGTTAAGTGGTATGCTATCGCGCCAAGAGCGACTTGTGGTATCATCAAACTTGTATTCAATATTCGAGGCATCAAGCAGATTTGCGCCATCATCGTCGAACTCGCAAGTGTACTCATCGAGGCATTCGTAAGCGACAGCTGCGGAGGAATAAAGTTCTTCTACAGGTACGACATTAACAGACTTTTTAATATCATCGAACAAGAATCTAACATTCAACAGTTTGCTAAGTTCCTCCAAGAAGGTATAAACCGACCAATGCGGTAAGGCCTCTTTGATCTTAAATGTCGGGTGCGCATTGACAACAAACATCCTGCTAAAATGCGACCTATCGAAATTGAATGTATGGTCGCTATAGCCTTCATGCTCCAAAACCTTCTCCAGTACATATTGCAGGCGTGGCTGTATAGCAAGACGCACCATTGTGGTATATGTTGTAGGATTTCCATTATTTAAATATTCACCATTTTTTCCAGTCAGGACATTTCTTTGATAGTATATGTCGTTGACAAAACGGCTGCTGGCTTCGTCCCAAACAGGATTGAAAACGCCGGCGTAGCAGGAAACGGTGCAGCTATCCTTGAGGTTGATATATACACTGCCAGGTTGCTCCTTTAGGTGTATGGGTTTTTCAAATCGGCTGTCAAGACCAGAAAGAGCATAATCGCCCTCAGAATAATCGATCTCGTCTATAAAATGCTTCTCAAAGGCAGAATTATACTTGATACGCGATTTGCCGCCAACAATTTGAAGTTTGACGGTTGTATCGCTAATAGAAGTGACTGTACCCTTACCCGATATGACGAGCCGATTATCCGCATATATCTTGCAATCATCGAACGACGACATGCGCTTCTTTACATCGAAGCGGTTTACGTGTTTGAAAAGAGTCGCGTTTTGATGTATTGACATCGGGAATGAGATATCATAGGAATACTCGCCCGAATCCTGGACATACGGGTTGTTATACGTTAACTTTATTTTGTCGGAGGTGGACGGGTAGCCCACCTCTCCGTTGATAGTGCAGTGTACCATATTATGTTTTTTATGTATGCGATTTTAATTTATTGTAACGGTCGAGGTTCCTGGCGATGCCGAGTTCTCCGTCGATGTAACACTCCGCATGGATGCCCTGCGCGAGCACCAGCGATAGTTGGTCGATAACATCGCGAGCTTCGCCGAGGGTAGCATTCAGCTCTGAGTTGTCGGTGTTGACCGTCACCGATGGCGCCAACACCACCGTAGCACCGCCCTGGCCGAGCGAGCGCGATATGTCAGCTGCAGTAAGCGAACCGACCGTATTATTGCGCTGCGCCTCGTCGATGAGCTGCAGAGCTGGCAGAACCTGCGGGTTGTTCACCGCATTGTGGTTAGCTACGAACTCGCCCTCGTGCACGATGCCCGCCTTGCGTCGATAGCTTGAACCGCCCGTAAAGCCACCCTCGTAGTAGCCAGCCTCCTGCGCCTGCTGCTGCTTTTTGATAGTGGCAATCTGCAGCATACCGGCAGCAACTGCAGTAGCAGCAGCTATAGGGGCGAGGATATGGCCGACAATGGGTATTGCAGCTGCAGAGCTATAAGCATTGATGGCCGACTGAGCAGTCTGCGCTGTTGCTTGAGCTATCTGTATCACCATAGCGCGCTTGTTGGCCTTTTTCTTGGCCGCAGCAAGTTCTTTGTCGCGCTTCTCTTCGAGCCTTTTCTTTTTCTCAGAGTTATTGCCAGCTGCTTCTATCTGTTTTTCGTAGTTGGCATTAATGCGTGCCGTTTCGAGATCCGAGCACGCTTGCGAGTATGATGACGCAGCCGACAACATGGTATTAACCGTACTAAAAGCCTGCTGCATGATAGCCTTGCGTGCCTCTTCTTTGTTTCGCGCTATCTCCGTCATGCGCTCCTGGTACTGCTCGTAGGTAATGAGCTGTTGTTCATACATGGCTTGCACAGCTGCCATTTGGCCACTCGCACTGTTTGCGTTGTCATATTGCGCCTCGAGTACCTTCATTTGTGCGTTCTTCTTATCCTCTTCATTTTGGCGTACGGACTCCAGTTCTTTGTCGAGTAACCACTTCTGTTCGTCGTATTCATCGCCTCCGTGCTCCTGAATGATGGCGAGACGGTCTTGGTGATATTGTCTCTCTGCCTCTTTTAGCTTCTCGTTATATTCCTCTTCGGTCAACAACCCTTGTGTGCGTTGCTGGAGAAGAGACATTTGTTCTGCGTTGTATGCACGCGTCTTTGCGTCAAGGCTCTCGGTCATCTGTCGCTCCTGAACATCAGCCAGTCGTTTGCTCTCGGCGATAGCTGCATCTACCATCGATTGCTGTGTTTGTGTAGTGTCCTGGTCGTACTTTGTTTGGAGGTCTACAAGTTTAACATAATACTGCTGTTTCTTCTCATACATTCGCTTAGCATACTCGTCTTCGTCTATCTCTTTACGTTCGAGCTGCTGCTTGAGAGCCAGTTCATCGGTGTCAAGCGTATGCTTGAGTGCAGAGCTCTCTTTGTCGTACTTCTCTTTCTTTGGGTCTGTCTTAGTGGTATTGCCGTTGTTGCCACCGTTGTTGCCACCGTTACCGCCACCATTACCGCCGCCATTGCCACCGTTGCCACCGCCATTTATGGTTAAATCGGCGAACGCTTTGCGTAAGCCCTCGTCGGAATTTATGAGTTTGACAAGTTCGCGTTCTCGGGCATCCAAGATACGTAACCCGCTTTGTGCCGCCTTGAGGGCCTTTTCATTTGCGGCACGCTCGATAAGTTTGTTTGCAAGTTGTCTATTACCTTCAGTCACTTGTCCACTACCAAAACCGAATGATGAGAATTCTTTTCGTGACCGATATGCTTCGGGGTGAGCTTCTATCTCTGCATTAACATGCTTAATATTATTCACCTTGCGTCTCTCCGTCTGTTTTAGCTCAAGCCTTTTCTTTGCTATTTCTTTCTTCTGCTCGTAGATGGCTTCTGCCATAGCAGCCTGGTCAAGCTTTTTGATGTAGTCATTGATGGCATTTGTATTCTCATTAAAAAGTTTGCCTTCTTTGGAGATTGAAGCATGATAGTCCGGTATTATCTTCTGCAGCTCGGCAATAGCACTCCGTCGCTCACCTATCGAGAATGCGTTTGAACGGATGATCTTCGTCAGCTGCTGCACGCGTGTCTTCTCGTCGATGTAGCTCTCTGCTACTCGCTTATTGATGGCTTCCTGCTGCTTTTTTATTGCGTTGGCTTCTTTAACGCTTTGTAGGTTGTCATGTATAGCCTTTTTGTGCGCTTGCCAAGCTTTAACCGCTGAATACACTGCAACACCAACAACGGTAAGAACCGTGGCAAGGGCTGCCCATGGGTTGGTGATACTCGCAAGTTTTGCCTTCTCCATAGCCAGCCGGTACGCTTCTACACCATATCTTAATCTCTTATACGTTAGCTCAAGTGCCAAAAGAGCGGATCTAAGGAGTCTTGTAGAAGCTGTTAATGCAACATTTAGGACTTTGCTTGTATTTCGTATTACCAGCCATGCTTTCTCTTTTATCATCGTGGCAGTGAGGACGTTGTTATAAACCAGCATGGTTGTTGCGAGTGCAGCCAAAACAACGATGTGTTTTGATACGTATTCTATAAGAACGTACAAGGTTTTTATGCCCATTGAAGTCAGAGATACGCTATATTTAGCAATGGGCATCAGTTTTTCGCCGAGTTCGATGCACATGTCATCAAATTGTTTTTTCGCTTTATCGAGACCTGCCTGCACAGTGTTGTTCTGCACATTGAACTCATTGAGAACGCTTGTACCATCTTTGTATGACTGCGTAGCTGTAGCTTGTGCCTCTCGCACTTGATCAAGGTTAGAAGCCACTGATGATAGAACGCCTACAGCACGTGTACCCTCAAGCCCCATCTGCGAGAACATTGGTGCCAATTGGTCGAAGCCACCGCGATTAGACATTGCCTGCAGGAACTCTAATAATGCGCCATTCGCATCTGTCTTCAGCATGGTCGTGAATGTGCTCACCTCTACGCCAGCCAACTTTGCAAACTTCATCGGCTCCTGGAACATCTTAGTGATAAGTTGTGAGAAGACGGTAGAAGATGTCGCTTCGTCTTGCATATTTTGGTCGAGTGCCGAAGCAAGACCCATGATTTGCGCTTGTGTCATGCCTGCCTGACGGGCAACACCAGACAAGTCGGCAGTGAAGTCAACGATGTAACCGGCATTAGCTGAGGACGACTGTGCAAGATCGTTGACAGCAGAACCCGTGGCAAGCATAGCACCACGCAAGCCCTTCGTCTTGTCCTCGCCAAACATCTGCGCCAACTTGCCAATTTTTTCAACAGCGTCATCACCGAGGTCGTCGCCAAGTGCTACATTGATTTTGTCACCACCATCGACAAACTCCTCTACCATTTCTCTATTGGTGATGCTAAGCCTACCTGCATCTTGAGCAAGTCTGTTCAGTTCACCGCGCGCTGTACGGGTGTCCATCTTCTTAAAACTCTCGTTCATCACTTCGACCTCCTCGATGGCTTGCCCCGTATACTTAGTGACGTTGAACATCTCCTGGTTCATCGCGGCGTATTTATTGGTGCAGTCGCGTACAGTCGCAGATAAGCCAGTGACAGCTGCAAGGCCTTGAGTGATGGCACCCCAATTGGTGTTAAAGATATTGACGAATTTCGACCACTTGCTTTTTGTCAAATCTTGCTCAGCACCGACGGCTGCTATTTCTTTTTTTAGCGATTTCGCCTTTTCTGTCAGCTCGCGATACTCTTCGGTACCTCGATGCGTATTGGCGAGTTGTTCATTTACGAGTTTAAGCGATGTCTCCAATTCAAGCGCAGTCGAACCGCTGATGTTTTTTAGAGTGCGGTCTATCAGAGCATTCTCCTGGTCAAAATTCTCAGCTCGCCGTGTTGCTTCAGCTATAGCCGTATTGTATTGGCTGAGAGTAGCCGATATAGGCTGCTTTAGTTCGTTAATGCGTGCCTTGCATCTCTCAAGATGCTCTTCAAGTCGCTTGTAGTCCTCAGGATTTGTTGCCGACTTCATCTGCTGCTTGAGCACACGTGATACCTTTTCGATCTCGCCGATAGAAGCCGTCGAAAGATTTTGAAGCGTATTTATTGTATCGCTAACCCTCGATCTGTACGCATTTACATGATCTTCTGCTTTTCGTATCTCTTTATTTATCTGCTTGATATCATTTACGGACGTGCCGGAATCTTTGAGAGCCTCGGCTTTCTTCTGCTTTAGATCGTCGAGGTTTTTCTTTAGTGCTGCCATCTCGTCCTTTGCTTGTTGTGCATTAAGCGTGACGATGGTCTCGAAAGTTTGAGTTGTTGCCATAAAAAATGCTACTTTTGGTTTGTGAACCAAAAGTAGCATTTATATAAGCCCTGAAAAAATACGATATTATAGTTTGTCTTTATCAGTTTCTTTTTTTTCTTCTTTTGCAAAGCCCATAAGCTCCATCCATATACGGTGTTCTTCTTTATGTTTAGCTCTTAAAGCCGCTCTTTTACGGTCAAGCCTACGCCCTTCCTCTTTGAGTCTTTCCTCTCTTTGCTTGTGACTCAACGATGAAGAATAGCCATTATTTCTTTCGGCTAAAAGTACAAGAAGGACTGATACTATCCAGCTGAAAATAAGTATTCCTAACATATTGCAGACGATTTAATTGGTTATACCGCAAACATACGCAAAATATTTGAGACTGCAAAGTGTAGAGCCAAAATATTTTGGTATGCGCGGTGGGGCATCATCGTCGGCGATGTATCAGCCACAACAACAGCGACAGAACGACAAGCACCACCGCGCCGATAGTAAACTGCCTGACGCGCATCTGCGTCCGCTCCCACGTCGATAGCTTGCGCTCCACTGGTATGGGAAGGCGTGTTGTGTCGGTCTGGAGCATTGCTTTATATATAGTGTCGGTCTTCACGCTTATGCGGTCACGCCATCGCCACACGCTCTTCTGGCTATACACTGTGTCGCCACGAGTGTAGTGTTCAACATACACCGAGTCGTGCAGCCGAAAGGTGTCGGCACTCGTCCTCGCCTTATAGAGTGTATCAGTCTTAACGACCACTCGCTCTACAACCACAGGCTGCGGTGTAGAGCATCCACACAATAGTGTCAGCATTACGCAGGCTAACATACCTAATGCGCCGGATAACAAACCTAACAGCGCACCGCACAATATTTCTAACAATTTATCTAATGTATTCATAATGTTATAAAAGGGTTATTAGTCGGTCTCCGCCTTGCCGTAGTCTCTTGGCGGTTTGCGCTTCATACATCCGTTCACGGTACACTCGTTCCACTGCAGCTCGTGCGTGCGAAGGAGCAAGTCGTGCTTCTCCGCACGCAGCTCTCGGATGAGATCACGTTGCTTGCCAATGTCGTCGTAGAGTGAGTCGATTTTGTTGTTGAGTCTTGTGCGCTCCTCCATGTGCTCCTCGTGTTCGTGGGTGTAGAGGTTGCGCCACTCCTGGGCGTAAGCGAGGGCATTAGCGTCCTCCTCCTTTTGTGCTGCAGCTGCCTCTTTGCGCTTCCGCGAGTTGTAGTAGAGCAGCTGTCCGACGATGCCACCGCTAACAAGCAGCGAAAGTATCTGTAAAACCATATCCATCTGCACCTCCTTACTCTATTGTTATCCAAATCTGCTCGCCTCTCTCATCCGCAGTCTTCAGCATGGTGTACACTTTACGGAACGTCGCCGTTGAGTTCAGCACCTGACCGACGGCTTTGTTCAAACCGACGAGGATGCAGCCCTCCGTATCCTTCGCCGTGTTGCCACAGTGTATCAGCACACCTTGGTAGCCGGGCGTATTGCACAACCTTGGTAGTCGGCCATTGCAGAACTGATACTGCGCCCGACCTCCGAACCTCGGCGATACCGTCTTCATGTCGACGAGGTATCTGCCCGTCGGAATGGCGGTTTCGCCTTTGATTTTAACTCCGCATATCTGCGCAACGCTCATCATCGAGGTCAGCCCTCTGTCCTTATCTTCAAGAGTGTCGCAGACGTATGCGCCATCTACATACATCTTGCCGATGGTGTACGCCTCCTTTTTAGCTATTCGTCTTACTTTTATTTCCATGATTCTATCTTCTTCATATTGTTTTGTGTTCTATTGTTGCACTTTATATTTAACCATAAATGTTTCCATTCCATCTTACGGCGGTTAAGCGGTTGGGATTAACACCACTCGTAGAATTGCCAAAAGCCGTCGTAACCTCGCAAGTCGCGATAAGTCTTTCATCTGAGGAAATTTCATTGACTTTTAAGATTCCAGTTGAGGTCGTTGTTCCTCTTTTGTTTATTGTACCTCCTCCATGTACAACGAATGTAACGTTTGCCCTATTCTTTATTATTAGTGTTTGTCCAACATATTGTAACGCTTCGTCAGTCGGCACACCATGAAGGTTATACAAATTATCTTTAGGGTTGTAGAATGGCAGTATAAGGTTAACCTGACCGGTTTTAAAGTAATTAAAGAAATCGCCTTGAAACTCCACGAACGAGCCCGCATTAGTAAAGTCGAATAACATAACGCTTAAGGAGGCTGCGGGTATTCGGTATTGGTCAATGTTCTCTGGTGTAATAATTGTCTTTTTCTTTTTGACAAAACCGCCAAACAGACCTGCGCCAACCTCTAACAAACCTTTCTCATTAACGCTTGCCGTTGTCTCGCCGCTGTTGTTGCGTATCTCGAACTTGTCCGCCGTTGCCGTTATCTTGCCATTCTCGATGTCGAAGCCAGTGCGCAGCAGCTTAGCTACAATGCCACTGTCCTCGACATATCCGTTTGCCGACTCTATCCAGTCGGTAGGCGTTGCACCCACCTCTAACTTCGGCATTGTCACCCACGCCTTTCCGCCTTGTATACAACGGATAAGGACGTAGTTAGGTATGCCGGTGCCCTCCGAACGCCAGTGTACCCAATAACGCTTCCACTCGTCCGTAAGAGATAAACGTCGACCTCCATCGACGTTCTGTGTCGTCGTATCGCGCTCGCTATCCTCGGCGAATATGCTTAGATTAGAGCCACTCCACATGTATGCGTCGATGCTGCCGGAACCTTTTGCCATAAAGGAGAGTATGTAGTCCTCATCTTTTTTGATGATGGTATTCACGCTCCATTGTGCCATCTCGACGTACCTGGACGCTCCGTACGCATATATAACGGAGCAGCCATTATTGTACGACTCATTAGTGACTATCGAGGCATCCAAGCGCATCAGGTTGCCGACTTTGGTAAACGTGCGCGTGTTGTCGAGGAGATTGCCGCCGATGTAGTTGTAATCATTGGGCGAAGCACTCCAACATACGAGATCCTTCGCTGTGCCCTCAATGAGTATAGGGTGGGCGATGTACGCCTGCTGGCTTGCGGTGGAGTCGTTAATTTTCAAGCAGCCAACAGAAATCCACTCATAAGATGCGTTCTTAGCAACTGTGAATGTGCGCTGATAGAGGTGCCAGCCTTCACTCGGAGTGACTGCATCTGCACCTAAATAAGCACTGCCATTTGGGCCTGTATAACCAGCGGGGTTGGTTTTATCAGTGGCGGAAGATTTCCATTTTACTTCGGCTGCGAAGCTCACACTAACAGACTTGGCTTTTGTCCAAAACGAGATGGTGTACGTCTTGCCCTTCTCGACATGTATATTACCCAAGCCGACACCGCCACTTTGCCACACTGGGCCAGCAGCCTTCGCCTCGGGCAGGAATACTACATTAGCTCCATCGTGTGACGACGTGCGGTATATTTTAGCTCGCAGAAAGTCTGGGCCTAAGCCTCGTTTATTGAATGTAGAGCCTGCAAGAAGGTTGCGCCGATCGGCGAGAGCATAGCCCACCTTCAGAGATATCTCGCGTGCCGACTGCAGGATCTCGGAAGAGTATTGTTGTAGTGCTGAGTTTGTTTGCAGCGGCATACCGTCCACCTTATTTGTCAGTTCTGTGTAGTTTGACTGCAGCTGACGCGAAGTCGTTTTGAGTCCGCCTAAGTACTTGGTGTAGTCTAAGTGCCACGTCAGACGCACGACGAACGTCTTGCCACCCACCACCACCGACACATCGACATAGCCATCGGTGTAGTACATAGTATTGCTACCGGTGCTGTATGTGCGTATGGAGTTGATACGAACCGATGTGCCCGACACACTTGCCGTGCAGTTAACAGGCGTTTTGATAGTAATAGAACTTGCGCTCACGACGGCACCACCCTTACGGCACACTACTGTAGCATAACCATAGGTGTTGATGCCGCCCGATGTTGTGCCGGATGGTACTCCGTCATCAGAAGTAGAGATAGTGATAGGTGCACCTTGTAGTTCAACAGTGTAAGCATCAGTGCCAGCTGTTCCCTTATCACCTTTGTCACCCTTATCACCTTTATCGCCCTTGTCGCCATCTTTCACAGCCACAATGGTTATCCAGCCACGTGCAAGTATTGTTGCCATATCTTTTTGTTTTTAGAAATAGGGTGAGGTGCCCTATTTAGACACCTCACAAGTAAATGTACCTCTCACTGCCACATCAGCGTTCGCCACCGTGACATACGGCTTTGTAGAAGCATTCACTGGACTTGATGTGCCGCTCCAGTTTGTTGCTACGCCGTTCGAGTTGTACTTAGTCCACTTGTACTGATATTTGCAGGCGTGAGTGCTGTCAGCCTTAACAGCTGTGCCGTCTTCGACCACCTGACCATCTTTCCATAGGCGTGCGAACAGCTCTGTAGACTGAGCACCATTGACGATTTTGTCGCCAGTGAGTGAGTAAACCTCTACGACATAAGGGTCGCTGGCATCGAAGAATGTGACAATGGCGTTAGCAGTATCAGCACCATCCTTCACCGTGCAGCGGAATGTCTGGAAGTTCAGCACATCGTCGGCATTCACATTCAGCGTGCTCACACCACCCGATGTGGTGACGTTGCCAGCAGCTACTGCACCCCAGGTGCCAGCACTAATATTGAGCACCTCCCACGTCATGCTTGTCATTGTAGTGTCTTGCACGTTGCCACGGAAGAATTTAGCCACAGCACGCAATGGCTTGGAGTTGTTGGTAGAGTCGAAGGTGTTGCCGTCAGGAGTCTCTATCTGCACCGTCTGTAAAGCACCACCCGACTTCGCAAGGCTGATAGTCAGATAACCTCTGCACTCCGTGGTAGCTTTGGTCTCGGGGTCGGTATATGTACATGCCCACTCGATATTCTTCACGCTGCCATTCTTCGCAATGTTGCTGACGATGTTGAGTTGATACGACTTGCCCTGCACTGGTGTCGCTGCTGCGCCGTCTACAGTCCACTTCCAATTGGTACAAGCTGCTGTCGAAGCTTGGTCGGTCGAGCTACCCGTCACATACACACGAGCTGTGATGACGTTAGGTGCACTCGTTGTATAACTCGGAGCGTACACATCAGTATCAGGAGTGAAGATTTGAGTCTGACCCCTTGAAGCTTGCGTGAAACACTGAACGGCTTTGCCGTCGTTAAGGTCAACGATCGTGATTTGACCATTCGCTAATACTTTTGCCATAATTTCTTGTTTGTTTAAATTAATAATATCTATATAAATCGTTAAAAATGAAATCTAAATTAAAACCTCACATTCAAACTGCGCCTGCCTTACGACATCGTCACTACTTACAACGCAGACTCTACCGATACCCTCATGCAGAGTATTCCACGTTGTATCATCTGCCGTATCTGCCGATTGTCTTCGCCACGACCACGCGCTATCGCTTATGGTGTCGCTTATGTCCTCGCCGTTGCGTAACAGTTTAGCTTCGAGAGTCAACTGCCCGGTGCCGTTAATCATCACCGTGCCCGAACTACTCGTTATCACTATTTGGTACGCCAAGCCATCCTCGCCAGGATCGCCCTTCTCGCCCTTCTCACCTTCGATTTGCTTCAGCCAGTCCGCCGAGCCGTTTACCGGCTCAGCTGCAGTACCGCTCTCGTTAGTGCAGAGCCACACAGCGTTGTTGTGGTTCACCTGGTCGTAATAGTCGTAAGTAATGCCACGCTGCCATTCGCCGCGGTAGTTCACCATGTGTATAGTCTGGCCAGATGATGATATCCACTCGAACGACGTAGATGTTATGCGCGAGCCATTCGGCGACAGACAGAACACCTCTCTGCCATCATGCGTGTAGCTATTGACACCCTTGTAAGCAACGATGCGTGGCGTGTCAGGTCCAGTAGTCTCTAACATAAGCACCCCTTGACGGTCCATCTTTGCAGGGTCTTGGCAGCCGTCAAGCACAATGGTATCTCCTGCAGTTGGCTCATCGCTACCCTCCGCGCAGTTACCTTTGGCGAGCACTATCCAATTAAACAACTTGCCATCATAGAGCACATCACCCATACCATTAGTCACCACTTCAGCCTCGGTGCTCACCTCTGTTACAATGCGCCAGTAGAGATGGTTCTGTTTGCCCTCGTACACACCAGGTTTAATGTCGAAAGTCTGGCAGCGTGCTTGGTCGCCAATCTTCCAATAGTTCTGCGTAGCCGTTGTGCCGTCGTCTGCGAGCAAGAAACACTTCCACCCGGTGAGGTTGCGTTGAAGGTCATAGATTTCTTGCACAGCCACAATCTTGCTACCAGCACCACTGAGGTAGATATTGCCACCAACGTATGAGAGCTTGCGCACCTCCAGCTCGTTGAAAATGGCTTTACCCCACACCATAAGGTCGGTGATGTCAAGGCGATACTTGCCGTCGCCGCGGTCTACCAAGCCGAAGCCCGACTGCGACTCGGTGCTGTAAAGCATTGATGTGAGCTTGCTCAGTATTGCAGAGCCGTCTTGAGCCATGCCGTGTGTACCAGAACCTACAGATAGTCCGCGCAAGAAGCGTATATGCCCCTCTGCCTTGTCGTCAATGTCGCGTCGCAGAAAACGGCTTAGGTCCAGCTTCTGCTCAACGACCTGCAACAGCCCCAGCAGCGCATTGCCGATGCGTTGTGCGGTGTTAGCATGAGTAGCACGCTCATCGCGTATCTGCTCCAAGTCTTTGCGTAGGCTATCGTTATTTGTTGACATATTACTCTGATATTATTTTTATGATACAAAGATAAGGCGATGGAGGCGAGAATAAAAAAACGAGAAAAGCACTACAGTTGCGCTACCGCGCGGTCGATGGTGCTTGACCCACCAGTGAAGAGCTGACGTAGGAATGATGACACGAGACCATTGTATGTAGTGCCGTAGTAAGCAGCCTCGAACTCGTTGAGACGGTGTAGCGAGTACATATACTTCTTTGAGAACCAGTCGCGTTTCTGCCGGTGGTGTGGGTTCGACTTCCAGTCCTTCAGGAATGTCAGGTCGCCACCGTTGTTATGGCGGTAGCCGTTGCCGACACCACGCGCCACATAGATACCATACTCCAAAAAACGGTGCTCTATCGATGTCACCGGGCCAGGATGTATGACACCCTGCACGGAGCGCGACAAAGCGCCGGTATCGTAAACTGGTGGCGCGAACTGCATCATACGCTCGCGCCACATCTTAACCATAAACTCGCTCCAACCCTCAAGCCATTTCTGGTGCTCGGCATCGGTCATGTTCGGTTTAAGTCCATTCTGACTGCTCATAGCTAATGTCTATAGGTTGTTCGTTCTGCACCATGAAGTAGAGTCCCGTCACGCCATTCATGGCGTAGCGACCGAGCTCAGTAGAGTAGATGTTGTTCAGCTGCAAGTATGTCAGACGCTCGTCGCCGAGTCCGTCGCGATCGTGCAGCAGTCGGGAATGAAACTGTCGGAACAACTGGCGGCAGAGGTTCAACTTCTGCTCGCGCTCCGCCATGTCGTCGTAGCGGTAGTGAGCTACGATGAAGACGGTGTAGACATCGCGTCGGAAATAGCCCACGCCATTGCTGAAGGTCTGCTGCGATGTGGTGTCGTCGACCATGATGAAGTTCTTGTGCTTGCGGAACGAGTCCATAACACCTTGTATCGAGTCGGGACCAGAGCAAAGGCATGGGTGGAAGTCGTGCTCGGTAGCGAGACGGTTGCTCTTCGCGAGTTGAGTGAAGTAGTCGAGAGCCGGAAATAAGTCTTTCATATATCACGTGTATTAACTTGTTAGCTTAGGATATTTGCGTTTGAACTCCTCAGCCTCACGCGCTTTGGCTTCGAGCTCAGTAAGAGCTCGCCAGCAGTCGGTCTGCTTCACAAGTGTCTCCTTTGTCACGTCGCCGTCGGTGAGAGCACGCAGCTGCACATTGAACGACTGCAGCATCGACAGCTCGGATATGTCGTCATCGCTCTCCGTTCTGCGGAAGAAGTGTGGGAAGGCGTGCGACATGACGACTTTCACGTGCGCAAACCATGCAAGCGTGGCAAGGCGCTCCGCAGGTGTTAGTGTCAGCTCTGCTGGTCGCGAGAAGTCGGGATTGCGATAGAGGAAAGAGGCGAGCACATCTATAGCGTCATCATTGCCCGTAGAGTGAAAGCGTTGGTAGTACTTCTCCATGCAGAGGTACTCCTCGAAGGTTATGATGCGATGGTGCTCGGTGTCCTCCTGCAGCAATGGATGGACAGCTTCGAGCCCCTGGACAACATCCAACCTATTATCCATTTGCTCTATGCTGTCCACCCAAGCGAGCTGCTCCAGGAACGAACGTATCTGCCATAGCTGCAGATAGAACACTCGTTTGCGCTTCTCACCCTCGGGCTGGTAGACACACTGCCATCCGAAGCGGTTCTTCTTGATGACGTTGATACCAGTGAAGCGCACGAACATATATGTCTTCACCATCACCTTGTCGGCGAAGGTGGAAAGCAGAAAGAAGGTGTAGCGCAGCTGCTCTTGTGTCAGCTCGCTCCACGACTTGGGGCATGTGAGTTCTATTTTTTTATCCATTGAAGAGAAATGCAGAAGATTCTTTTTTGTTGCTGAACGTCAGCATGTGTGCCGAGCTGTACGCCGTAGTAGTGGGGTAAATGTAGAATGTCTCCGGATTGCCCTCAACGAGGCGCTCCATGCGTCGGAAGAGAGCGGAGTGCAGCGCTCCGTCACCGTCGGCAGCCCAGAGGTCGACGAAGTCGCGCGCCAGCTGAACGAACCCTACGTACTCTGTCATGTTCTTTTTGTCTTTGCATCGATAAGCCTTCAGCACATCGTCTATCTGCTCGTCGGAGAAGCGCACGCGCAGCTGCTCCTCTGCCTCGCTGATAGCACGTTGCATAGCCTCCCAGTCCTTGTACGACCGGCTTTGGATGCCTTGTGCAAAGAAGAAGTAGTGCTCCGTGTATATGTGGCGCACGAAGTTCTGCGCCTGCCCTGTCACGCCCCACTCCTCAGAGCGCAGCTGCTGTACCACCATAGCACGCGCACGGCACAGCGCAGTGCGCAGCTGACCCTCAAGGGCATCAACACGCTGCTTCGAAGCCGGCGATATAGTGTCGTTCGACACTATGCCGAAGCCTGTAGAAGTGAGCACGAGGTCGAGCTGTCTGAGCACCGAGAGGAAGGCATCTACGCACACCAACATCTTAAAGTAGTACTTTAACGGTTCGCTCTCGTCGGTCGACTCAACTCGCTGAGCACCAGGCTCGCCGAGCAGCATGTCGTAGTAATTGTTGAGTGTTGCTTCTATGGCAGGGTACACTGCCTCGAATACCTCGTCGTGTGCTGATGCGCCCACTGGCAGTGAGCGTTCAAAATCTTCTTTGAATATTGTTATCATACTATGCCTTATGAGCCTCATTAAGCTTTGTGTAAGCTACGAGGCGAATGTTAATAATTACTCTATAGTCTCATTGCTTGCGCTCACCTTCTTCGCATCTCGCTTCTTGTCGAGCGTTGTGAGCATGATCATCGGTACATCAACAGTGGCTTTTTCATGCCACTTGTTGTAGTGGAGTATCACGTGATACGGCTTGCACATCACGTCGTGGCAAGGCTTCTCGATAGCCTGCTTCAGCGTAAAGAGTTCGCGCTTGTCGGAGCCCGAGTTGTTCATCTGGCTCTTGCCGGGCGTAGCACCCACCAGGTTCGGGTGAATGCCGAAGGCGAAGCACAGAGCGTTAGAAGCCTCAGACATGTCGTCGCTCCAGTTGCCACCCTCCTTCTTCGAGGCATCGTTGAGCGGTACGATGCGCACCATGCGGTTCTCCTTGCCGTTGGGGTCTACGTAGTAGCCGCTGATCATCGCCTTGCCGGCGTTCTCGATGCCCGTCACGAAGTCGATGATGTTCTGCTTCTCCTGCTCCTTGCGCTCTCGGCGCTTCTGCTCGTCAGAGATCATCTCGTTGTCGCACACGTTATCCCAGTAGTCGTCGTGCACCTCAATCTGCACCCTTGGAGCCGACGTGTTCTTAATCATGTAGCGTTTGCCGATGCCTATCAGACGATAGATGTCGAACCACGTGTCGCGGAATATCGACGAGTAGTAAGGCACGGGGTATGTCTGCGTGCCCGGCGTTGCCATACGGCTCACGATGGCGAATTTGCGGTCTTTTGTAGGCTTGCGTCGCAGACCCGTCTGCGGGTCGGGTTCAGCACCCATGCGCACCAGGAGGTCTCCTAATGGGTCCCAGTAGTCGAGTAGAGGAATAGCCTCTATCTTCGACTCGTCGAGGAAGCCCAAGCGCCAGTCGCCATAGAACACGTGCTCTGGCTTGCCGCTATGGGTGCTCGATGCAGCTTCGAAGCGACAGTAGGAGGCATCCTTGTTGCGCACTGTCACGATACGCTCGCCGTCGCGCGAGAGGATGACCACCGTCACCGAGAACGAGTAGAACTTCATATCCGTAGCCTGCTCAAGGAATACCTCCTGGAGTGAGTTGCGTAGGCAAAACTGCAGTATGTCAGGTTCGGAGACATCTTGCTTTGTCTTGCGATCGACGAAGCGCACGCCCTGACCATAGCATGACACGATGTTGAACTGCTGGCACTGCGCCGTAATCATGTTGGACATTATCTCGCGGCGCAGACGATAAGGCAGCTGGTCGTCGTAGCCCCACTGCACGTACTTATACTGCTTGCCGCCGACGGTGATGGGGCGCACGAGATTACTGCCAGGCAATCGATCATCGTCGAAGATGGTGTTCGAGTCGGAGCCATACTCGGAAGTCACGGAGTTGCTCTGCCCCGCCGAGCCTATGCCCGACGGAGCTATGCGATAGCGGCGGAAGCCTTCGGCATCAGGCTGCGCCGATGTTGGCAGAAGAGTGTTGCTATTGGTCATAAATAAACACGTTTGTTATTGATTTGTATGATAAAAATCTGTGGCAATGCACGTATGGCACGGTTGCGAGGGTTGCGCAGGCGCACATAGCCACCTCGCCAGTTGACGTGGTGCACAAGCCAGCCCTTGTAGTGCAGCAACTCGCCGGTGCCACCCTCCCACGCATGGATGTCGACGAGTGAGCGGTGCTGATAAGCCTGATCGAGCAGGCGCAGCATGTCAGCAAAGTGTATAGCGCCCATCACTCAAAGGTATTGTCGAAGGTGTTGTCAAAGATGCGTCCGGAGCGCAGCGTGTCGAACACGTTGTGGTTGCGCTGAGCATACTGGTAGCTGAAGGTGAAGCGTGGCATCGACTCATCGTTGTTGTTGTACTCCGACTTTGAGTCGGTGACAATGACCTCTTTGCCTACATTTGGGTGTCCGTCCTTGAAGTTCACCACATGTATGCTCTTAGATCGGAAGAGCTCGTCAGCCCAATTCGCCATTGCGAACGTGAGAATGCCCGTGTCAGCCTTGAAGGTGCGTGTCTCGGCTATCTCGTAGTTGCGGTTAAACTTGCCGATGTAGCCCTGGCTACGCTTATAGGTAGGTGCCACGGTATGTGTACCCGTGCAGTATAGCAGCTCGTCGCAACCGAAAGAGTTCTCGAAAACCAGGATGGGAGCGCAGTCAGGTTCGTCTAAATCGATAGAGAACCGGAACTTGCGCTGCCCTGCCTGGACCCTAAAACCTAATAAACAACTATCAGTATCGCTAACGAACTTGCTCGGAGTAACATCAATCGTAGTATAGCGACTATTGCCACCAACGGGCGAGAGCGAGAACTCCTTTGTAGTGCCATCGTCGTATTCGGCAATGACGGAAGCCTTGTCGGTGCCGATGTAGTGTAGGTATTCTAAGCGGTTTAGTGCGGTCTGCTTCTCGCCATCTAACATCGTGAGAAAATGCGTGTTGATAAAGTCGGTAGCAGGAGTGTTGATATCTGCCTCGCAGTATATGATCTTCGACGAGATGGTTGCAGTACCGCCATTATCTTCCCGAACGTCGTCATCTTCTTCAATCTTGATGGTGAGGTTGATGCTCAAGTTCTGGCGAGCATACGGAGTGAGCAGACGGTCGAGCTCTGCGAGTGTTATCTTGCCGTCGACTGGGAAGAAACGTTCTGAGAATATCTCCTTGCCGTCGATGGTAATGGTGACGGTGGTGCCTATTCGGCTGGCGTTGCCGATGTCGCCACTGGAGGGAGTGAACGAATATATCACGTCGGGGATGCACGACGAGAAACATGTTGCGGGTAGCGACTGAAGAAGAGTGATCATATTACTTGTTTTTTGTATTCCGATAGCAAAGATACCACAAACCGCTCGCACGTAAGAATACAAAAACGGCGCACCCTATTCACATAGAATGCGCCGCAAGCGAAAAATGTAAAAAAATGTTTTTTATCTTATGGCTCTATTTTATAGCATGTAGTGCATATCGCGCCAGAGCTCCCACCGCAGCGTACCGTCCTCAGCGGTCTTCAGTTCGTAGCCTTCGCCCTGCAGGTATAGCACTATATCCATTGGGTGTATTGGCATGATGCTGTGCAGCTCGTCGGCTATCTCCTCCGTTGTCTTATACTCCGCCGTGTACTCCTCGCCAAGCTGAGATTTGCCAGGCTCCGGTGATCGCGAAGCAAGGTAAGCATCCATAACGGTAATGATAGCTTCAGCGCGGCGCACTTCGTTCTCGTCTCTATCTGTTCTGTTTGTTGTCTCCATAACATTCTCCTTTCTGCTTATTGTGCTTTTAAAACTTCGTTTAGCTGTCGGCGCAGTTCGTTAAGGTTGCGCATAAGGTCGGCGGTATCGACAAGCTTTACCGTGTCGCTAATCTCCGCCGTCTCCTCGAGCAGGCGGTCGATGGTGTCGCGGAGCAGATCTATCTTGTTCGCTAAGTTATCCTTATCGAGCAATACTCGTACGGGAGTACAATCTATTGTTACCATGCTTTGCCTCCTTTCTCTACTCTTTCGACAAGTTCTTCAAGAGCCTTGTAAGCACATTCGATTTCTGCCAACTTCTTTCTGTATGTGCAAAGTCTCGCACGACAGCGGCAGCTGAAGTGCGGTATGAGCTTCACTTCCTTCAGCGTAACTTCCACTCTCATGCCGATAGCGTAGCGCAGCTTTTTTGAGGTCTCGCGGTGCATCTTGTGCAGACCGTGCATAGTCTTGAAACGTGTCATGCTTCGCCTCCTTTCTCTTCCTGGTTTAACTTGTAGACGTTGTAGCCCGAGAGGACTACACAGCAGAGGGCAGCGAGGATGCTGCTCTCTGCGCTGACGGCGCCTGCGCCGAGAGACAGAAGCGCAGCGTGGACGCGCAGAACCTCGCGGCGTGTCACCTCGAACTCGCAGATGGCGGTGTAAAACTTGCTCTTTCCGTTGAGCCACGCCTTAACGGAGGCGGTGCTGATGCTAAACGGGCGCAGTTGAGCGGTGCGCTGGATTGATGCAGATGTTTGCATAATTATGAGAGTTTTAGCCTTATTGCCGGGAACCGCCCGGCACGGGTTGACGTAGGGGTACGAAAAAAGCGGCTCGCACTTCCTCGTCTGCTAAAACTCTCATGTTATCCACCACAAAGGGCAAAAAAACACGTGGAAGGCGAACCGCCGTATTCTGTCTATCTGCATCTCCACACAATGTGGAATGCTCCACATAAACAAAGGGCGCACGTCCCTCGGTATCGATGCGGCAGTTATGGGCAAAAAAATAAGCCCACAACATCAAAAAATAGTTGGTTGGGCTTGAACATATCGTCTCGCCCTTTGTTTATGTGGAATGCTCCACATGAGAATTTTAGCGATGGCAAAGGTAGGCATTAAGATTGAAACGTGCAAGGAATTTGCAAGGAATTTTTGAGGAATTGCGAGGAATTGCGAGAAAAAGTATTATTAACAATACTTTTACGGCGTAAAATTTGCATGTTAGTATTATTTTTACTACCTTCAACACGACAACTAACACCTATATTGATATGGAAAAGATTATAGTAGAAGTGAGATGGTGCGACCATAATTTTGGAGCCACATTATCAGACAACGTGCCAGGAGCCATCGTCATAACTGCCAAAACCTATGACGAGCTACAGAAGGAAGTGCCCGAAACACTTCGGTTTCACCTTGAAGGGATTGAAGCCGACGGCGACGAGATACCGCAATGGCTCGCCGATGGCGATTACGAGTTCGTCTACCACCTCGACACAGCTGCGCTCATACGATCGTGCGAGCGCTACGCCTCGCTTGCAGCCATTTCGCGAGCTTCGGGAGTAAACGAACGACAACTGAGCCACTACGCCAACGGACTGAAGAAGGCTCGCGCACAGCAGCGCGAGCGCATAATAAACGGATTGCACAAAATAGGACGCGAACTGTTGTCCCTATCATAGAGCATGTTTGACAACCACAGCAAGCCCGACCGCCAGAAATGGAGGTCGGGCTTTATATTTGTGAAAAACTCTCCAATATTGGGTGAATTGGAGAGAAATGGAAATAAAAAGCCCTCGATGCGTCACGCACCGAGGACTCCCAAATAGTTCTTTTCATGTATTTTATTTTCATGTATCATGAAACAAAATCAATATAAAACCGCTTGTTGCATCTTGTCGGCAAGACTCTTGAGCCCTGTGATAATTTGCTTTTTGCGCTCTGCGCTTGGCTTGCGCGTGCCAATGACATATTGGCGAATGACAGAAGGGTTAAGACCAATCTCTCGAGCTACCCCTGCAATGTTAACAAAGTCGTAGTAGCTGAAAAGTGAGCCGACATCGAAGCGATACTCAATTTCGAGTGCAGGAACATCTTCGCCTTCCTCTTTCAAGTATTCTGTAGTTTCATTCCACCCTTTAAGCATATCCTCAATGGCTGCTTTTGCTGAAGAGCCACAGCCGAGAACTGTGCCTTTTATGGGTTTTACCGTCAACAAGCAAGAATAATTCTTCTCGCCCGGTTCTCTTTTTACATTGGCTATAACTTTCATGTTGTATATATTTAACTCATTTTGTCTACAAAATAAGTTCTTTCACCCGTTACCCATTCAGATAAGGAAGCCGCCCGGAACTTGCCGGGCAGCCATCCTTTTAGTCGATAGAGAGGGCATCAAAGATAGTCTTTGCTGTCTTTGTTTTGATTTCCCTGCTTCCGTGCCTTGGAACTGTTGTAAAGTCTCCGGTTTTAGGATTAACCCAAACATCATGCGAGGCACCATGCCGCTTGATAAAGCATCCTGCTTTTATCAAAGCTCTAATTAATTCTGAATGTTTCATGATTTGAAAGAACTATTTGTCTCGTTTTATTAAGACAATGCAAAGTTAACAAAAAAGTTACCATTCTCCAAATTTTTAGCTAACTTTTTTGTTACTTTTATAAATAGTTTGCAGATTTGCGTAAATAAAAAGCCCTCGATGCGTCACGCACCGAGGGCTCCAATAAGCTCTTTAATATAATGAATGCTGCGAATTAGAAATTTGCAGCGGTCAATTTTTAGAAACCCCGAAGCCGTAAGGCTCCAAGGACCAAATTTATTTCTTATCTACGTTGTCCAAGTCCTTATTACTTGGTGTTGACTTCAAGTAAAAAATAGTACTTATTGCAGCAGAAAGAGTGGCAACAATACCTGCAAGCCAGTCATGTCCATTAATACCTAAGTAGACCGCTGCAGCGAGAAATAGAACCACGAGCAGCACAGCAAATACCTGACCAAAAATACTCTCGCGAATATCTGCTTTAATAATCCGTTCTTCTGAGTCGATACGATGCTGTTGCTGTTTCTCTGCCATAAGTAGAATACGTTCCGGGGCATTTGGCAACACTTCCTTATACGCTTTGAAATCCGCAGGGCGAGGCAATGGACCGCTAAAAGTTTGGCGCATTTCAACCATTGCACTTACAATGACATTGCGCTTATCAGGATCGATGGACGCAAGCACCTTATCTACATCCGGTCTTACCACTTCTTTCTGTTTCTTATTATCTGCCATAAGCTTGCATTGACTTTTGTATATACTTGCCTACAGCAATCCAATCCTGACGCATATCGTCAACATTGTTGCCCTTCATATAATCGTGTAAACTTGCACGACGTCGCACACCGAACAGAGAATTCATGCCAGTAATAAAAGTCGGACGTTCCCTAAGTAGTAAGGAGAACGAACCTCGGATATTATAATTCAAGCGACTCATAGTAAAAATATTAATTGGTTTCATTTGCAAAGTAAGTGTTTTTTTTTGAGATAGCAACTAATAGATATGATAAAAAAGCATACTAAAAGTAAAATAATTTCACATATTATTACTTTGCGCACCGAACGCCACCCGATCGGATTGCGTCCGCTGTCCAATCAGATTGCGTCCGTCGCCTGCGTGGATGGCGAACGCCGCCCACCGACTTGCAGCGCAGAAACAAAAAGCCCCCGATGCGTCACGCACCGAGGGCTCAACGAGTTCTTTAAATCATGAAACGTTGCGAATTAGAAACTTGCAGCGGTCATGGTGCCGCATGGTCTGGCGGCAGTGTTGAATTTATTAAACAGTGACCATTTCAATATCCTTGGCAAGTCGGCGCAGACCCGACTTTATTTTCTCCACCTGCTGATGGCGCGGCTTCGACAAGCCGCTCGCATAGTGTGAGAGCTGCTTCTGGTTGATGCCCGTTATTGACTGAAGAGCGGCAAACGAGAATATGCCACGATAGTAGTCGAGCAACGTAGCTACATCAAAATCGTAGACGAGCCTATACTCACCGTCAAACACCTCCGGGTATACATCACCGTCTTTACGTCTGCCTTCGAGCCAGAAGTCAACACTCTCCTGGACATACTCCTTAAAGCCCTCAAGGTCGCCATCGTAGGCAACGACCCAACCCGGCAGTAAGTCGCAAGCACAACAGTAGCCGTCAGCAGTACGGGCAGCTTTAATCACAACATTGTTCATAATATATTGTTTTATATGTTAATCTTAAAATAGGTGGCAGCCACGACCGCCACCTTTCTTTGTCGAATATCAAAACAAGCGTCTGCTTCGAATGTGTGTGGGGGGAGGGGCGGAGCTTCAGCTCCACCCCAGTTTGTCAGAACCTAAGCCCCGACTGCCGTTCAATACTACTGAGGAGCCATCCGCAGATAGATATTGAAGGCTTGCCGTTGACAGTAACAACACCCTTTTTTGTAGGATGTTTAAACTCTCTGTGGTCCCCGTTGTAACGGTCTAAGTACCAACCGTCGTCAGTCAAGATTCTCAGAATCTTAGAAACTTTTACATTTTTCATAGATCGCTTGTTTAATAATTCAACACTGCAAAGGTAGTAATTTTACTACGAATAACAAAACAAAACAATAACTATTTTACTACGAAATGTAAAAAGCCACCGACGCATCTCGCGCCAGCGGCAAGGATAAACGTGAAAAAATAACTGAATCAATTAAAACTAAACAACATTGGTATCCCCTAATTAAAAACCTGCAGCAAAGATACGCAGACAGATCTGAACTTAAAAATAGCATTCTCTACCGGAGAATACCACTCGAAAACTTGTTTTCGTAAGCGTTTTTGCTTCTTTTCCGCAATAAAAAGAAGCCCGGAATAGAGAAATGAGCGCGTTTTCGCGTACCTTTTCCATAGCTGCAAAATCGTAATGCTTAAAAATCAACGAGTTAAGCATTACGATTTTGCAGGGTGCAAGACTTTCTGTCTATGCAGCACTACACCGCCCTGCGCCGAGTTGGCAATTGCCGCCCTCGCCTTTAGCGGAATATGCAGAAGGCTGTGACGAGTATGTGATTTTGGCTTGTCGATTTTGCGCCCATCGTGAAAAACACCGCCACATCGAGGACGCTCATCAGCGGTAAGGCGAGACGGTGCGAGGTTGGCAATTGCCAACAAAAAAGCCCCGAAGCCGTGAGGCTCCGAGGCTGGTGTGCGCCGTAAGCTCAACGGCGACTTAGTGTTCAATTAAACGGCACATCAGTAGCCGGAGCTTTAATGTTGTCCGCAGCACGACGTATGCGGTCGCTGAGGTCGTTAAGAGCGCAGTATAGCTGCTCTGCCTCTTCTGGGGTAAAACCTCCAACGCCACCATTGCCGTCGATGCCGTACATCTTCTGCTGGAACCATGACACCGACTTGTCGAAGTACGTACGCGATATCTCACGCCATGACACTGCAAGGTAAATGTCACGCATACGCTTCTTCATATCGGTAATCTTCTCTTGTTTCTGTTTTACTACTACTTCCATAATCGTTAAGTTTATATCTTTTTGTTAAAGGCTCTCCCCGAAGGGAGAACCGTTTGTTCTTAGTCTTTCGGCATATCAGTCATTCGCTGGAACAAATCCTCTGCATAGTCGAGCAGTTCGGGATAACCATTTGGATAGCTGTTGCAGTAATTGCGAATTGCCTTGATGAGTTCCTCCTCGTCGGGAGTGACATTCATCTTAATTGTTTCTTGTTTTTTCATAAATGATGTTTATTAATTGAACAATACAAAGGTACTAATTTTTTAGATAGTATGCAAATTATTTACTAACTATTTTGTTAGTAAGGTATAAATAAAAAGCCACCAACGCATCTCGCGCCAGTGGCTTACACTAATATAAACCTAATCAATAAAAAGAACTAAAGAATCATCTTTTTATATCTTTTGAATCCAACTTGCTTATAATATCGAGTTCAGCAGGCGAGAGCGGAATTGGTATGCGGTTTTCTGCTGATGCTTTTGCTGATGCTTTTGCTGATGCTTTTGCTGATGAAAGAAGAAGATGATCTCCAAAGAGACTTTTACCTTTCGGCATGGCTACGAGATTGCGGACAACAACACAATGCTCGCTATCCACACAAAACTCCACACCACCTCGCGCCATAATCTGGAGATCGGATACACTAAGAATATTGTCCGGGTAGATGTATTTAGTAAGGTGAACCTTGGTGTCTTGAGAAGGGCACGCCTCAATGAGTTCACTAAGGCGAGGTGAAGTTGTAGCCATTAGGTTGCCGAACAGATTGCTCGCAAAGTTGCAAGGTACATTTGCACCATTGGTGAATTTTACATGCCGACCTATGACAACTGCTGTAGCGCCATACTTGCAGCAAGAGAATATGGTTAGAGCTGGACCAAAAAGAAAGAAGGGGATGTTGTGCTCCATGTAGAAACAGCATATCTTTGTAAACATGGAGAACGGCGGATTGTCCACTACGACACCATCAGAAGGGTATTCTGCATGTTCATAATCACCTCCTGGATAGAATGGGCGCAAAATCTGCTTGCCTTCCAAAGGATATATTTCACCAACGTATTTCAGCACCGCTTCGTATACATCTTTCGGTGTCCAACACTCATCGGTTGTCTTGGGGTTCTCTGTGAACTTTGCCAAAAAGCCCTCGTAATCGTGAAAAACTATTGGGTTCATACTTCCCCCCCCCCTACGTTTTTTTAAACGCTTATCTGTAATTGTTTCCATATCAATATCTTTTATACTCGCAAAGTTAACGTGCAGAAGGGAGAGTTAAAAAGACAGCAAAAAGACAGCAAAAAGCCCCGAAGCCGTGAGACTCCGAGGCTGCGTGCGTCCGTAGGCACGGACGACTTGTGTCTTAAATGTAATACAACATCTGCCTAAATATTGTCAGCAGCACGGCGTAAGCGGTCGCTGAGGTCGACAAGAGCACCACGAAGCTGCTCCTTCTCCTTGTCTGTGAACCCACCGACACCACCATTGCCATCGATTCCATCGAGTTTATGATACAACCATGAAGCCGAGCGGTCGAAATAAGTATTGGCGATATCACGCCATGATACACTCAGCAGAATGTCCTGCAAGCGTTGCTTAACAGTATTGTCCTTTGCTTGTTTGTTCTTTTCCATATTGTGTTAGTTAGGGCAGCCCTTTCGGACTGCCTTGTTAGAATTACTTAACTGATGTCATCTCATCGAACAGCTCTTGTGCGTACCATAACAACTGAGGATGACCATTCGGGTAACTTCTTTTGTGGGCTCTGATAGCTTCTATCAGTTCTGCCTCTTCTTCTGTTAATTCTTTATTCATATTGTATTACTTTTTTTAAGACACTACAAAGGTACTACAAATTTTCGTATTATACAAATATTTACTACACTTTTTTGTAGTAATAATAAAAAAATAAAGCCGCCGACGCATCTCGCGCCAGCGGTGTAAAGTATAAACAAAAAATAAATGAGAAATGAGATTTTAGCCGTATGTGTTGGTTGTGCCGCCGGTGCCCTGGAACACCGGCTTGGTCTCCGCGCCTATGCAGAGCACGTCGAAAGCATCGGAGCCGTCGGTACGAGCCTCCAGCTTATCCTCCTCGGTCTCTGCGAGCTTCTCTCCACGCTTATCCTTCTTGCCGTTGTACACGCCGGCAGAGGTTATGGAGATGAGCAGGTCGGGGTTGTTGTCGCGGTTGACGAGCACTTGCAGACGGGCACGCCCGCGAAACATATTATTGATGAGAGCGTTCTTCTGTACGTGGTTCATCGGGTTGCCGAGGTAAGCCTCGCGCACCGCCCAGCCCATGGAGCGCAGCGTGCGCACCACCTCTTTATGAGGGTCATTGTAGTGCAAGCCCCAGTTGGTGCCAACCATGGTGGAGTCGTAGTAGAAGATGATCTGACGACGGCGATGATAGTGGTAATACGTATTGAAGTCGTCGAGCAGCTCAGGAATCTTGCGCTCGTATTTGACGAAGAACGATTTGAGCACGCGCAGCTTCGAGCCTTGCACCTGACCGACGACGAGCCAGTTGATGAGGTTGTTAGTGTCGAAGGCTATCAGCAACGGCAGCTTGTCGTTGCGGTCGGCATCCATGCGGCAGTCGTTAGGCAGCGCACCACCCTCGGCGTTGGCGAGGTTGTGCAGGTTGAGCACGCTCTCGTTGGGTGCCGTGTATAGGTTGGCGGTCTCGCTCATGCCACCATAGAAGCCGTCAGCCGATATGCTCACACGCTGGCACATGATAGACGTAGCGAAGGTGAGCGGTGGGAGGTCGCGCTTGGCACGGCGTATAAACTCCTCGCCCAGGAGTGCGAGGTTCTCGATTGATGAATATTCGCGGTATAGCAAACACTGCGAGCGAAAGAAGTTGAGCTGCTTGTTGTACTCGTCTATGCGTCGCTGGATCTGCTCGTGCTTGTCGGGAGTCTTCAGCAGCTTCTGCTTCAGTCTCCATATCTGGTAGACCAGCCCCTCGATGACCTCCACCAGTTCTGGGTCTTGCTTATCCTTGTAGTTGAGGAACCAGGAGCCCTTCTTGGTGATAGGCATATCGGAAGTGATGGTCATGCCATGATGCAGAGGAAAGTGGCGGAAGTACATCTCGTTGCCTCGGTTGGCTTGGAATGTCTCGTCCTTGAGCTGCTCGAAGTCGATGAACTTCGCCTCGTCGATGATGAGATAGTCGAGCGACATCGAGTTGGACGTGCCCGAGCGGTCCTGCGAGATGACATTGCAGACGGAGCCGTTGTAGAAACTGATGGTGTTCTCCCAGTTCGCCGGCGTGAAGATAGGAGACTTCCAGTGAAGCTTCTTCCACGGTCGCCGACCCACGACATAGTGTAGGTCGCGCTTGAAGCCCCATCGCTCGAGGTGGATGAGCATGGAGGGCAGGATATTGGTCAGGCAACGCTTGACGGACGGAGCTACAAAGCCACCCATGGAGCCGGGCATACCCTGAAAGCACGACTGCAGACGGCGCGCCTGAATAGCACCCTTGCCCACACCACGCCCGGCAACGATGACCTCGTCGCGTGTGTTCATGGCGAGTGCGTAATACTGCGCGTCGTTGAAATACTGAAGGTTTGGTTGTTCAATGCAATCACTCATCTTCGTCGGGTTTTATCTCTTCTTTTATCTCCTCGAAATCAGCATCTTGTATCATAGTGTTGGAGTAGCGCTTGTAGAGAGCACGTATCTTGCCACGCAGGTCAGGGATGCGCTCGATGCCGAGAACCGTAGGGTCGTCTGTCGGCTCGAAGTTCTGAGGCACTATCTTGTCGAATTCGAGGTCGGGTTCGTCGTCCTTATCGGTGCGGTTGTTAGCCACGAGCACCTTAGAGAGCGCAGCCACCGACCGGAAGTCGCCGGCGCGGCGTGCTGCAGCGATGTCCTGCTCGAGAGACTTGTTAATCTTCCAGCGCATGAACTCCTTCGTAGTCTGCTGAAGATTGCCGAGTAGCACCTTGACCAGATGCAGATCCTCGTAAGCAAGAGAGCGCGACACCTTGAACATAGCCATATCGTACTGCACCAGGTCGTTGTCAACCTTTGACGGGAACTGCAACCAATAGGCATACATGCCGCGTATGCGATGAAGACGCAGCAATACACCCTCGGCGACACGGAGCTGACGCAGTTCAGCATCGTCGAGGGTGACATAGCGCGAATATTCATCGAGGTTAACTGGAAGCATATATATAATGTATAGTATTGGTTGTTGAGAATGCTAAGTGACAGCAGAAAGAGCGACAGCAAGCAGACGCTGACACTCCTGAATAGAATAGGGAGAGCCAGCAAGTGCCGTATCGTGAAGAGTGCGGCGAAGCTCAAGCGCCGTGGCTGATGCGCCACGAACATAAGCCGCGCGTGCAGGACAGCCAACAGTGGCTATGTCGTCGCACAGCTCACGCTCGTCAATACCCAAAAGGGCGGATATCTCCGTCGGGGTCATCATCTCCCGCGCATAGTTTTCTATCTTTGTCAGTAAGTCGTTGGAATAATCCATTTAGCTCAAGTGATTTGTCGACGATGCCTCTCAGACCGGCAAGCAACGAGTAGTAAGCCTTGAGGTCTGTAGTGATCATTGTACACTCGGCGCGGTCGCCATAGGTCTGGTTCTGAGAACTAATAACAGCAACCTGATAGTTCTCGTTCTTGACAAGCATTATCTTCGAGTGGTTCTGCGCCAGATGCACATGGTCGAAACAGCTCTGCATAAGCCGATAGAGCTGCACCGTCTTGCGTGCAGCCTTAAGGTCGGCTACGAGCGTGGCGTTGGCTATCAGCTTGCGCCGGCGCAGACGTAGGAAACCGCAGAGGAAAGCGTCGGAGGTTGAGAAAGTAGATACGTAAACGTCGGCACGCCCGGTCTGCTTCAGAATCCATCTGAGCAAGCCGAGCGTGTGCAGCCCAGTACCGAGATGGTACTGAGTGGAAACGTCACTCAGCGGACGGAAGGGATAAGCCTGCTTCATTGAGCTTCGTTTTCAGATCGTCACCGATAGGTGCGTTGTTGTCGTTAAGCACAGCAACACGGGCTCGAACCTTTGTGAGCAGTTTGTTGTACTCGTCGAGCTCCTTAGTAGCATCGTCGGACTCGCGCGACAGACGGCGGAGTTCTGCGAGGCGGTCTACGTTCTTGGTGATATACGAGCGCGCATTGGCGATGTTCTTAGCGATATCGGCAGGCGTAGGCTCTTCGCCTTCAGCCTGAGCATCGTCAGAAGGAGCGACGTAGCCGTCATAACGTCCGAGTTCGCTCTTGTAGGTGTACCACAAGTCCTTCAGTTGCTTGAGATATTCGTAGCGGTCGCACGGCTGGTCGAAGGTTAGCAGAGTGTTGTAGAGCTTCTTTATCTTCAGCCAACGCTCCTTATTCTCCGCCCAGATATTGCGCACATCCTCTGGAAGGTTGTCGTGATCGGGGCGGATGCCGGAAGCAGCAGGAAGGTAGCCACCCTCAGGAACCTCAGTGTCGTTGTCCTCCTCAGCCTTGTGCTCGGCTTCGAACTTAACCTGCTCCTCGATGGCAGCAGCTATCTGTGGAGTAAGTTCGGCATCGAGTAACTTGACATCTTGAGTAGTCATGTTCTCGAGACGCATAGGCAAGAACTTCTGAAGCTCGTAGCGCACCTTCGACTCAAAACGCTCAGGACGGCGCATGATGGTCTGATACATCGACATGTTGCGCGTGAGCTTCAGAACCATCTCCGCACCACGGGCAACAGACTCGCGGTCGTGCTTCTCGGCGTTGAGCCACGCCTGCATATCTTCGGTAAGTTTTTTATCTATCATATTATAATGCAAATTTAAAAAGGGCGGTACACACGATCGCTATCGTGAGGACCGCCCCAAAAATAACCAATCAATAATTTAAACTACTTATTGTGCGAAAAAGAAAATGCTATGCTGCTACGATAGGCAGGCCGGTAGCGCCGGAGATGTCACCGTCCTCAGTCTCTATCTTGCCCGGGTAGAACGGAGCTGGATACTCGTCAGACGCAACAGCCTGCACTGTTGTAGAGTTGGTATCGGTAGCAGCCTTGCCGAGGTCCTGCGAGAGCGTGAGCTCAGGAGAGAACGCCTCGCTGCCCACCATGCGTGCCTTGCCGTTGCGCTGGATGAAGAGGTAGACCATCTCGTCGTTATTGGCGAGAGATATGTAGCCAGTAGCTGCCTCTTCGGTGCCAGGAATGACAGCGGTGCCAGTGACCTTGAATGTCTTAGAGCCATAAGTGCCCTGAGACTCGACCTGCAGCTGCGATTCGTTAGGTATAAGACCAATCTTGTGCCACTTCTTGTCAGAAGCCAGCTTGAAGTCGCCGGTATACTTAGCGACAGCGTCCATCGTTTTTGGTGTCTCCGAGCCGATGGTTGGCCATCCTAAGATGTCGCGTTTAGCAATACCGAAGACCCAGCCACGTACACCAGGGAGCGACTTTGCTCCCGGTGTGAAACAGATATCGCCGTAAATAGATGCGGCGCCAGTACATTTTGCCATAAATGATAAGTTTTAATGTTAAACAAATATGTTAGCGACCTCGTTCAGGCCTTCTTGCGCCAGTAGCGCAGAACCTCGGGCGATACGCTCTGGAACTGCGTGCCGAAGAAGTAGTTGGCGATGAAGTCTACATCATAGTGATTCTTCAGCGACTTCTCAACGAGGAACTTCTCGTCTTCGGTCTGCTGGTTGAACACGAGGAAGATGTTAGACTTCGGAGTGAGCAGCATGAAGTCGGCAGGAACGTTAGCCAGTGGTACAAGTTCTACGTTGCTTGCGCCCTCAAGAGTGCGCTTGTCGTAGTTCTGGTTGTACGGCAGCGAGCCATGGTTGACCTGATAGCACTCGGTGTAGCAGTGGTAAGCCTGATCGCTGAGGAAGAGCTTGAGTGGCTGCGAGCGCAGCTTGGCAGCGGCAGCATCGGTACCACTTCAGTAGAAGTCCTTGATGATGTCTTCGGCGTTGTCCTTGGTGATAGAATCAGTACCCTCTACGAGGTTGCCGAGAGTTGTCGAGATGAGCACCTTCTGCAGCTCGTTGGTTCCGGCAGCATCCTTTTCGAGGACGGTCTTGAAACCGTCGAACCACTTCGCAGTCTTGGAGAAGTCTGCGGGATCGTGCTTAGCGGTGAAGGCGTTCATGAACATATTCTCGCCAAGTTTCTTGGCAAGGTATGCGCAGATCTGAACGACGATAGGCACGTTCTTCAGGCCGTCGCCCTTAGTAACGTTAGAGCCCCAAATGCTCTGGTAGATGGCGTTGGGGTCGATACCTGCCACCACGTTGCCGAAGAAAGTCTGGAAGACACGCGGTGTAATATCTACAGCTGCGTCCTCATACTTTGTCTTCTGGTAGTTAGAGAGTTCGAGATTGCCCGACATCTCGCCAACAGTCTCGCGGTAGCGGATGCCGGTGCGTACAGAGCAATGTTCTGCAAGTGCGCCGAGAGCGAGAAGTGGCATCATGAGGAAGTCTGAACGGTAGGTCTGAAAAGTCGTTGAGAGCTCTTCAGCACCGAATGTAATATTGCCTACTTTAACAGAAGCCATAGTTATACATCTTTAATAAGGTTAAACACGTCCTGCGCAGTGAAGCTCTCCTCGCTGTTGGCAGGATTATCAACAGTAGTGGTGCCAGCAGAGGCCTTGAGAGCTGCGATCTGAGCATCCTTCTTCTTGGACTCGTCCTGAGCCTTTGTGAGTTGGTCCTTGAGTTCCTTGACAGCCTTGCCGGCTTCAGACACCGCCTTTGCGTTAGTCTTTTCTTTCTCTTCAAGTTCCTGAAGACGATCGTCGATGCTCTTCATCTGCTCCTGGGTGAGGGTGATGTTGCCATCCTCGTTGGTCGCGAAACCGTCAGTGGCATTGAGCAATGCCATGACGCAAGCAAAGATTTTAATCATTTTGTTTGAAGTTTTTGATGCGTGTTGGTTACGGAAGAGGTTCTTGAGCCCTTCGCACGTCTTCTCGATGAAGCTCGGAGTTGGATTGCCGCTACCGTCAACCACTGACGCGACACGAGCTGCTGCGTCTTCCGAGGCAAGTGATTGAGGTTGTGGCGGTATGCCTGCATCCTTAAATTGAGATATGTTGTAAGAGTTTGTAAATTGTCCGGTAAACTCGTTGGCTGCCTTCTCAGCCTCCTTGTCTTCGCGTATGGAATCGACAAGTCCGAAGTCGAGAGCCTGCTGCGCGGTGAGCCAGTTGCCCTTCTTCATTTGGGCAAGACACTCATCGACAGACTTGCCGGTCTTGTCGGCGTACATAGAGGCAAGCACGTCGTCGAAGTTCTTGAGCGAGTCGCGCTGCGCCTGAAGCTTGCGCACGAAAGCATCAATCTGCTCCTTGTCGCTCTGCTCGTACTTGTAGATGAGAGTGGACACGTTGTGGATAAGGAAGAAGCTGCCCTTGACGATGTCGATAGTCTTGCAGCCAAGCATGGCGATAGTGCTGATAGATGCGTTCATGCCGAAGGCGTGAGCGTGTACGTTGCCGTGATCACGGAAAGCCTGATTAATCTCCAAGCCATCTTTAACGAAGCCGCCGAGTGAGCAGAAGCCGACATGCACTTCTTTACCACTATTCTTATTGAGCACATAACGGACATAGTCGGCAGAACAACCGTTCCACCAACTGCCAATAGTGCCTGAAATGACGAGATTATATTCCATGTGATAAATATTTACGACAAAGGTAGCTTGAGAAGTATGTGGTACAAAATACTGCTATACCTTAATATATGGGGGTATCTCGTGAGATTTGTGTGTAACAACGACCTCGTTGAGCTGGTTTTCTTTGACAGCATCGGGGCAGTTCTCGGTGATTTCTACAGACGGGTAAGGCCGCTCAGAGGAGCCAACAAGAAACTGACGATCGTCGATGAGTGTCACCTTGAACACCAGATGACGGCGCTTTATATTCAAATCGTCAGGCGTCAGGAACTTCAAAGTGGTGGTGACAACCTTATTCTTATCCTCAGTCTTGGTTGACGAGACCATCGACGGGTGGTCTTTGACACAAATTGAGCGCCACAAGATGTTGGATGGGATGCGGATGGTGCGGTTGGCGATGAGGACCGAACCTTCGAGTTGGGTGCTGTAAGCATAAGCTACAGACTTAACGAGCTTTATCGACTTCATATAGAGCTATATTTATATGTTGAACATAAGTGACGAACGGGCGCGAACAAAAATGGGCATCTTATCCGTGTGATTTATAGAATATTTAACAGTTTTTATTGTCGCGCACTCGAGATCTGCGTCTGAGGTCGACACCATGCTTGAGGTAGGAGTTGCGCATACGTTGGAAACGCATCTTTAGCGTGTAGTCGTACTCGACATCTATTCCGTTAGCCTCGCACCACGCTCTAACAGCAGAGAGTAATGTGCACTGGCACAGCTCGATGTCGGCGAGATCGCGCCAAAGCTGGAGCCTGAATGTGTCCTCGATGCACTCGGCAACAGCCTTGCGGGCATTGCCAGAAAGGTAGTTGTAGGTGACGACCGGCTTCTGCTTTGAGTCGGGGATGCAGATAGCAACATCATCATCGCCACGTGTCAGCGGTAACGAACCAGGCTGGCGCGTGAGGAAATGACGGATGCAAGCATTCTCGGCGCTTTGAGCCGGGAACACTACAGGGTCGCCGAAGTGATGGCGCAGCCATTGAGCAATGAACGGCTTGAAGGAGATGTAGACGAGATATTTTGACACAGATACTTGGTTTAAGATGAAATTTTGTTTACCTTACAAAAGTAGGAAAAATTTACCAATAAACCTACTTTGTAGAGATAAAAGTC